CTAAACAATTTCCTGTTCCTTGAAACAGCCATAGACCTTCTCAACTTCGCCTACACTCATGAATGCATAGGGATCTGCTTTTTGAACGATCTGACGAATGTCATACATATCGTAACGATCGATGATAGTGATCAAAACAGTCTTTTCAATATGGCTGTAAGCACCTTCGGCATCATGCAAAATAGTAATACCGCGGTGCATTCGGTTTTGAATGCCATCAATAATGTGCTGGGGATGCTGAGTAACAATTATTACCTGCATCTTTTGGTGTTGTGTATAAACTGCGTCAATTACTCTACCATTGATAAAGATAGTTAATGCAGAATATAAAGCACGTGTCCAACCAAACATGCAACCAGCAGCGGCAATAATAATCAGATTAATAAAAATATTAAATTTACCGTAGCTGATACCGGTTTTTTGTCTAATAACAATGCCGATAATATCTAAACCGCCAGTTGAAATACCATTTTTTAACGCCAAACCTGTGCCGATACCGTTAATTGAAGCACCAAAGATGGCACAAACGAGCGGGTCTAGACGAATTTGCCATGGTTGAATCCAATGCATCATGAACGAACCCAGAACAACAGCAACGATAGTGAAAAATGTGAATTTATGACCAATTTTGAACCAAGCCAGAATAAACAAAGGGAAGTTCAATATAAAGTACATAAACGATGTCGTTAGCGTAAAGGGAAGATAACGTTCACTAACGGTGTTAATTAACTGGGCGAATCCTGTGATACCGGATGAGTACATATGTCCGGGTGTCCAGAAAAAATTTAACGCGATAGCAATAGCAATTGAATAAAAGAAGGCGGCAGATAATTTTGAAAGAAAATTATAGCGTCGGTTAAATTTATCTAATTGATCCATATATGTTCCTTTTTATCAACTACAAATACTAATGTATCAAGCTTTCTATAAAATGCTGTGCAACATTTGTGCAACAGCTATTTTTTAGCAGAATAATTATATCATTTTGATAGCTCATTCAAATCGGAGATAATTTTATTATCTTCTGATTTTTTAAGCTCATCAATTAAGTAAGCATAATATTTTAAAGTTGTAGCTACATTACTATGACCTAATCTCTGACTGATAGCCACAATATCTACATGCTTCTTAATTAAATATGCAACGTGAATATGTCTTAAACTGTGAAAGTGAATATCCTTATTGATATTAGCATCTTTTAGTAAACTTCTCAAAGTTGAATTCACAGTCGCAGAAGTAGGTGGCAGATCATTTTCTGCAGGATTGCCAAAAATGAATTTACATTTATTGGCTTTCAAGTCATTAAGTCGTTCAAGTAAAAAATCATTAACCTTGATTTTACGTATGGAACTTTTGTTTTTAGTTGGCCCTATTTTCTTACGTTGCCAACTCCATGATTTATTAATATCAATAATATTATTTGTAAAATCTATATCGCTCCATTGTAAGCCGGATATTTCACCTAATCTTGCACCAGTAAAAATAGCAGTGAGGATCATATGCCGTGATGGTGTATTAATATCTAGTTCATTAATAGTTGTTTGAGTTAATCTTTTGATTTCATCAACATTCAAGTAAGTCACAGCTAATTCTCTATCTTCATTACCATGAACTTGAACTTGCTTAGTAAAATCAGCGGATATAAGACCATCAATGATGGCTGAATTAACACAAGCTCTAACACTGCCATTCAATTTCTTTACAGTAACTGGAGCATGTTTCTTAGCTGTAAAATTAATAAATTCTTGGTACTTGGTTCTAGTTATATCTTTAATGGTTAAATCATCAAAATAATGCCTAACCAAATTTATTTCATAGTTGTATTTAGTACTGGTGGCAGGGGAGCAGTTAGGCTTCTTATAGGTTTCAAACCATTTCTGCATATAATCAGCAAAAACAGGATTCTTGGTAACATCTACACCTGAAATAGAAGCAGCTTCCATTTTAATTCCATATTGTTGAGCTTCAGCTTTGGTTTTAAAACCGCCCTTTGATTTTTGCTTGAGGACAGAAACATTTTTTTGCTTTTCTGGATCCCATTGATTTTCTCTCTTTGAAAATCTAACGTACCAGGTTTTACCGCGTTTCTTAATTGAAGCCATAAAATGCTCCTATTCTAGCCAAAACTCTGCTAAAATAGGGTATAGCAAAGCCTTGGCGATTTTTGTTTTAATTCAAATACATTTATTTTTAGAGCTATTGGCGTAGCTCATCTATTACTCACTTACTGTTGGCGCAGTAGGTGAGTTTTTTTGTTTTATGCTTTAAATTTAAATTGCTTACCGCAATTCATACAAATCATATCGACTTTTTTAGTCTTTTTACCAGCGAAACCAGCTATTGCACCAATACCACCAGTTAAAACGCCACCTATTACAGCTTTTCCAACTGAGAATCCTTTTTTGTGCTGTCCAACCGCTTGCACATTGGTTGATTTACATTTAGGACACTTAGGGGCTTTATTTCCAAACATTCCCATAATTTCATCTCCATTATTTATTCCACTTGATTGAAGTATGATCAGTAAATCTTGATCTTCCTAAAATATCTGGCCCATTATGGAAGTTCATATAAATACCTTCACGACTTCTTTCAGGTGAGTAATCAACGCCAGCAATTACAATAGATCTACCAATTAAACCATTGGTACGAGAAGCCACTTCATTTCTTGCATCTTCATTTAAATCAACAAAACTACCATCAACATAAACGGTGGCTTGCCAGTTATGGTTAATTACAATCTTTAAAACATAATTTGACCAATCATAATTTTTATTACCACCTTTAGCATCGTTTTGATCATCTTCCAGATTCGCTACTAATTGTTTGTTTATTTTCGTCACTTGGGATGCTGTGAGTTGATCATCATCGTTTTCTTCTTCAGAACTGCTTTGAGTTTCTTCTTCACTAGAACTGCTGCTTTGAACCTTTTCTTCTTTAGGTTTAGAAGCAGATTCATCAGAAGAAGTATCTGGCATTAATGAAGAGCTGGCCAATAAAAGAATAAAAAACACAAACGCGGCAATAATCGAATGATTAAACTTATCACGATAAGCTTCTTTATTCTTTTTACTTCTAAAACCAAAGTAGACCGTTACAATTAAAGAAATAAAAAATGCCACATCAGCTAATCCAAATATGAAATACCCCATCTTACACCTCACTTTTTACGATAAAATAAATACCAAACCAGCTTTTTAAGTCTTCAGTTTTTGGACTGTAATTAATTATCATTACGTTTAAATAACTCCTTAGTAGCATCGGTCATTCTAAAAGGAATGCCATAAGCGGATAAAAATTGCCCAGGCTCTTCAAAATATTGTCCACGGCTACATGCATAATTATATAGTAGATTTAAAGAATATAAATCAGCTGATTTTTCTTCAGAATTCTGACCAGAAAAACTACTGTAATACAAAACGCCTTTATCACCTAAAATAAAATGTCCAATTTCATGGCCAATAATAAAAGGAAGCTCACTTTGATTATGCCAGTTTAAATTAATAACCATTAGATTGTGCTTCTTTAAAGATAGCGAGGGATCATAAGGATCCGCACGAACTAGCTTATAACCGATTCCATGATCAAAAGCATAATTTAAAAGGTATTCAATTAACTCATTCATGCTTATCAGCTTTTCCTTCTTTAATATCAGCGTCCATTAAACCACGGATCATATCTAAATATTTATCAGGAACATTGTAGCCATGATACATTACTGGCTTGTCATCATCTAATGAAAATGAATCTTCTGAAGGTAAAGATGGATCATCAGTTAAGCCGTTCAAATAATCAGTAGTAGTGCCTAGCACTTTAGCCACAGCCGCTAAATTTTTATTGCTAGGTTGAGTTTTGTTCCAATGATAGATCGATCTTGTGCCCAATCCTGCCTTATCATTTACTTCAATTAATGATAATTTTTTCTGTTTAGCTAATTCTTTAATACGCTCAAACGCAATCATATCAACACTTCCAATATAATTGACAAAATTAATTCGCAAAAATGCGAATAAAGTATTGCATAATTCGCATAAGTGCGTATAATAATATTTGTCAACAAGTTATGAAACAAGTTTAAAAACGAATTTCGAAACAAAGTAAGCCATTAATAAAGTACGGGAATACATTTTATTGCTTATTTGTTATACGCTTATATTCGCACTATTGCGAATAAAAGTCAATATATTTCGCAATTAATTTCTAAATAAGTTTCTAAACAAGTTGAACAACACAAAACGAGGTGAAACAAATGCCAATTGAAGAAAATCTGGAAAATGCAAAGAAGCAAGTAGAAAGTTCAATCAAAATGACCTTGCTTAAGAAAAATATGTCTCAAGCACAACTTGCAGATTTGCTTGGAGAAAATCGAACGGCGGTAAATCTAGCCGTTAAAGGGAATACCAATCCTAGATCTATCGCTATACGTAAAAAAATTTACAAAGTGCTAGGAATGGAGTGATTTAAATGCAATTAGCAATTGAAGATTCTTCATTAGAACAAGTAATTGATTTGATTATGAAGAAGCGTGGTTATGTTCCTGAAAATCAAATTATAGGAAAAACAATTAGCATTGATGAATTTGCTAAAAAGTATGCCAAACCACACGGATCTGCTTGGGTTAAAAGAAATATTCTTTATCCATTCAAACCTGATTGGTGTAGCAATATACATCCAGGACGGGGCGGAAAAATGACAATTTTTGAATATCCTGCAGCCGTTTGGATGAATGAACATAGGAAGGAGATTGATTGGAATGCGAAATAAGAAACTTCCTGACTGGGAAACAGTATTTGGTGGGATATTGCTCAGCACAATGATTGTCACTTTCAGTTTATTGAGTTATTGGTTTTGGGATTTAGTACTTCAAATCTTTTAGGAGGCAATTATGGAACTTAGTGAAGAAACAAAAATGAAGTTATGGGTTACTACTGATGCAATCAGTGGTGGCCAAACTAAAAAGAAAGTTAGCCGCGCCAAAGACTAACTTTTAGAAAGGAACAACAATGAATGTATTTGAGTTAAACAATGCTATTAAAACCGTTAAAGAAAAGGATGTTGATCCTGAAATTTTAAAGGACACACTTGAAAGCCTTGAACTTCCAAGAAATGAAAAACTCGATAATGTAGCCACTTGGATTGAAGAAAATAATATGAAACTTCAATGGTTAAAAGAAAAGAAACGTCAATTAAGTGATGTTGAATTTTCTATTAAAAATCAAACTGAAAGACTTCAAGAATTTCTTACTCAGGCTATTGATGATAGTGGTAAGAAAGAAATTCGAACTCAAAACCACATCCTAAGACCTAGAAATTACAAAGATTCAGTAGTAGTTGAAGAAACTAAGAAACTGCCAATCGACTATGTAATTCGTACCGAATCTATCAGACCTGATAAGAAGAAACTCTATGAAGATCTTAAAAAAGGCAAGGCAATCAAGGGTGCTCATTTAAAACCAAATAGAAAAACTACAATTAAATGAAAACTACAATTAAATGATTGAAGCAGAAATTGATATTACTGAAGCAATGGAGAGTTTTAGTAAAGCAGCTAAAAGCCATGATTTATCTTCTGCAGTACGTGAAAACTTAGATGAAATTGGAAGGCTATTAACTATGAACGTTAATTTAAAAAATATGTCAAATATCGAATTAGCTAAAATCTTTGATCTTGCGGCTAAAGCCGATGATCGACATTTAGCTAAAAAAATTGTTTATCGATTAGCATACAGACACCATGAAAGTTTTAAAGCACAACTCCGGTATTTGGGTAAACGTGCTGTAAGACGTGAGAATTATTCAAGTTTTAATATGGTAGCTAAGTTATGGAAGGAAAAAGGTAAATAAATATGAGTAAGATTACTAAATCTCATTTTGATGAGCTAATTGAAGAAAAGGCAAATCAAAGAGTAAATGAAATACTAAAAAACATCTGCAACACACTTCCATTGGAAATTGATGGAAATGGTAATAAAAGTATTGTTTTTAATGAAAAATGTGGCGAACTTACAGGTAAATCACTATTTTCTGTTAATCATACTTTTGGATTAATTAATAATGAAAATGAAGAAGCTTTAATTAAATATACTGATTGGTCTCAAGTTAAAAATAATCTATTAAAAAAATACGAAACTGAAGAAACAGATAAAATCTTAAAAAAATTAAGTGGAATTTCTGACTTTTTGGATCAGCAAATGGGTGATTTTTAATGTACAAATTAAGGCCCTATCAAAAAGAATTAATCAGTAAGATTGTTGATTCTATGAAAAAACATCATCGTGTGATCATTGTTCAATCTCCACCAAGAACAGGAAAAACGGTGAGTAATGGCGGAAATTGCCAGAAGAACTACTAAAAATAATAAACGTGTAATGTTCTTGATTCATCGTAAAGAAGTACTGGATCAAGCCGTTAAAACTTTTAAAAATCAAAATGTTAATCCTGACCTATTAACAGCAGGTATGGTTCAAACGTTAACTCGTAGAGTAGACAAATTACCGATACCTAATGTGATTCTAGTTGATGAAGCTCACCATGCTTTAGCTAAGAGTTATCAAAGAATTTTAAATAAATTTCCTAAAGCAATAGTTTTACTCTTTACAGCGACACCCCACAGAACAGGCCAAGCTCAATTAGATCAGATAGCCGATGATATTATCGTTGGTCAATCAATTCATGAACTTACCGACAAAGGATTCCTAGCACCATTCAGATACTTTCAACCACCTAATGATTTTGATTCTAAATTGCTTAAGCGGAGTTCTACTGGAGATTTTACTAATGAATCGATGCAACAAGCTATGTCTACTAAAATTTTCGGTCATATTGTGAAGCAGTACAAAAGAATTGCTAAAGGGATGCAAGCGGTGGTTTATACATACTCGATTGATTCAGCTATTAAGATAGCCGCTGAATTTAATTCTGAAGGGATTTCTGCAGTTGAAGTAGATGGAACTACGTCAAAAGAAAAACGTGCTGTAGCCGTCAAAAAGTTTCGAAAACAAAAAATTAAGATACTAGTTAACGTGAATCTTTTTACTGAAGGTGTTGACCTTCCAAACGTTGATTGTGTAATTATGGCACGACCGACAGCATCACTTGCACTGTATTTACAATTTTCAATGCGGTGTTTAAATCCAAGACCAAATAAAACTGCAATCATCATAGACCACACTAACAACTTCAAAACATTTGGCTATCCTGATGATGATCGTGATTGGAAGCATGCCATTAAATCGGGCAAGCAGAAAAGTAAATCTCTGCTAACTGATTCAGGAATTTCAATTGTCACATGCGATTATTGTTTTGCAGTAGTAAAAGCTTCAGAAGTTAAAGATGGTAAATGTCCTATCTGCGGTAAGCCTATCAAAGTTCATGAAACAAAGCCAGTTAGTGATGTTGATCTTGTTGAGGCTACTAAAGAAAGACAGCGATTGATCAAAGAAATCGTTAAAAACAATTTATTGAAGGAAGTTGCTAATAAGACTGTTAGTGAACTTCATAGCCTTAAAGAATTGCAAGCCTATGCAAAGTTACATGGCTATAAACCAGGTTGGGCCTGGTATCAAGCTAAAAGAAAAGGATTAATCAGAAAATGAAAAAGCCACTCCGAAGAGTGATTCATGTGTTGAATTACCAGGTTGGATTGCAGCTGCTTTATCAAATTTAGGAAGGGTTGGTGCTACTGACATCTTTCTAATTGAATCTACCATAGCCCCAACTACCTTCAAGTCTTTTACAGTTCTATTAAGTCGGTCAAATTGGCCTACGTAGTTAAATCTTTCTGAGACTTTATTACTTGGCTTAATAGCTTGTTCAACTGCGGAGCCAACCATATTCAATTTGTTATCGTTAAGGCTTTTTGTCCTTAACCTCTACTGGTTTTCCAGTAGTTCAGCATATCTGTTCAACTCTTCGAGTTGCCGGGCGCTCGTGGGATTAGTTCCTATGCGTTGCACCTTCTTCTATAAAGAAGCTTGGCTCAGGGTTCTCATATGTCTGTATCACTTAGAGTTCCTTGAATTCACCCGGTACGCATGAAGCATCGCTACTTCATGGGGCAATTCACTTTAATAAAGTATAGCACTATATATAGTGATATGCAACAAACGAGGCACAAGATGATGTGGAAAATAGTGGAAAAATATTTGCAACAAAAGAATATTACTATCTATAAATTATCAAAGTTAACAGGCATTCCAGACAACACTCTAAGAAACTATCGATCAAAAAAATCAGATCCAAGTTTTACCAATGCTTGCAAAATTGCTGATGCATTAGGAGTTAGTTTAGATAATTTAAGAGAAAAGAGAGACAAACAATGATTAATTTACCTAAAGTACAAACATTAAAACCGAAAACGCAACCACATAATTTCTTTATCTGGGGCGCTACGATGTCGGGAAAGTCCTACTTTGCAAGCTACTTTCCTAACCCATTGATCTTAAATACTGATGGAAATAGTGAACAAGGTTCAGCACCATCTATTCAAATTAGAAATATTCGTGATGCCAATGGAAAATTAGCTCAATCTGCTATTAAGCAACTTGATGATATTATCACAGCTCTTCAGGTGGAAAATCCTAAGCGTCCAGCAGATCAACAATTCAAGACAATTGTTATCGATGTAATTGATGATATTTGCGTGATGCTCGAACAGGCTATCTGCCTTGATGCTGGCGTACAAGCCTTAAGCGATATTCCATACGGCAAAGGCTATGCAATGTTTAACACAGCTCTTCAGCAATTCGTTATGGATTTGAAGGCTTTACCACTCAACGTAATTTACATCAGCCGTGAATTGGCTATCACAGATGAAAATACTGGCGCTACTACTTATGAGCCTAGTTTAAAGGCCAAGTACTACAACATCGTAAATGGTAACTGCGATGTGGTTATTAGAACCAAGAAAATTGGTGATGGTCAAAACGCTTCTTACTTTAGAGAAGTTAAGGCTTTAAGAACTATGTATAATCCAGCCAACATCACTGATCATCGAATTCTGCAGCTACTTGAAAGTTGTACTGGCATGTTTAAAAAAGAAGATTTAGAAAAATTACAAGCAAAGAAAAAGGAGAATAAGTAAAAATGAGTTTATTAGATGCATTAAATGAAGTTAAGAAATCAGATTTCGATCCTAAAAAAGGTAAAGAATACAACGCCTTTGAAAATATTCCAGCAGGAACTTACAAAGTTAGCCTTGATGGAGTAACTCACAACGCAAAAGGAGATCGTGATTTCTTAATGTTAAGTTTCTTGGTTATTGAAGGCAAATATGAAGGCAAAACTGAATCCGTCTTTCCAACGCTTGCACAAGTAACCAGTACAGGCAAGCCAATGCCTCAATTTGTATTAGCAAGATCAATTTCAATGCTTCAAGTTATTGGCGAAATGGTAGATACTCCAATTCCTGATAGTGATTTTGATCATGACTCTGAAACCGATGCTTACGAAGACTTGAAAGACACTTTAGAGCCAGCCAAAGGCAAGGTTTTAATGATGACTATCAAAGAAAGCCCTAATAAAAAGAATCCTGATCGTCCTTATCGAAATTATGAATTTAGTAGAGCAGAACAGCCTAAAAAATTATCAGTAGATGATAATCAAGATCCGTTTGCAGATCAAAATAATGGTATTGAATTAACCGATGACGATCTGCCATTTGGTAAATAAAAAATGCACATATTTTTAAGCTATTTATTTTGGTTCATAGGTATCATATTAATTTTCTATTTGTTATGGAGGCGGTGACATGCATCCCAACTTAGTTAATTATGCTTTGTCTTATGCGAAACATGGATTTTCTGTTATTCCAATTGGTAATAACAAGCGACCACTGATTAAGTTTGCGGATAAACCACCACTTACAAGCACAGAAATCCGTGAAATTTGGCAAAAATATCCAACAGCGAACATTGCATTGAAAACTGACAAGTTCTTTGTGATTGATGTGGATCGTCATGGTGGTGAAGATGGCATGAAGTCTATCAAGGCACTTAATCATGATGAATGGTTTAAGAACACGCTCACTGAGAGAACAGCACATAATGGCTTTCATTTCTTCTTTACTAAGCCTAGCAAGGTTAAGATCCAACAAAATATTGGATTCTTACCTTCAGTTGATTTAAAGGCTCATGAAAATAACTATGTTGTAGTAGCTCCTTCAATGCTAGGAGATAAATCCTATAAGTGGCTAAACCGTGAACCTATGAGAGAACCGCCTCAAGGATTAATTGATCTAATTCTTGAAAAGCAGAAAAAATTCAAACCAATTGATGATGATCTAAGCGGTGCTTACATTTCGGGTGAAAAATCTACTACCGCTCAATTATTTGAAAAAATTGTTGATGGGCTAGGCAAAACTGGTGGCAGAAATAATGCGTTAGCCAGTTTTATGGGAAGTTTATTATTCCGTGGTGTTGATCCAAACAAAGCATATCAATTGGCTACAATTGCTAATAGCAATACGGAAGACAAGTTAAATGATGATGAAGTTTATAAAACTTGTGAAAGCATGGTAGATAAAGAAATGAGGCGAAGAAACATAAATTGAACAAATTAAAAGTATTAGATCAATCTAAAGTAAAAAAAATCAATCAAGATAATAAAAAGCCAAAACTAAATTTTGATTTGACTGATAAAGAAGCAATTAAAACCACTAGTACTAAAAATGTTGCATTGATTTTACAGCATGATCCTAATTTAAAAGGTGTCCTTAGATTTAATCGCTTCACTGATGAAATTGATGTGACTAAAAAAGTAACTTTAGATTTAACAAAACAAGGTCTTTCTAAAATTGTTTTACCCAAAGGTCAATTAAATGATGGTGTGGTTAATGATATTGTTCTTTATATCTCGGTTTGTCCTAATTATAAAGTTACATTTAAAACTAACTTAGTTAGTCAAGTGATTGATTCAGTTGCTAGAGCAAATTCTTATAATCCAGTAATTGATTATTTTGAAACTTGCTTAACTAAATGGGACAAGAAACCACGTCTTGATGATTTTTTGCAGAAATATCTTGGGACTGATGATTCCGAGGCTACTAAATTAACAGTGCGTTTGTGGTTCATGGGAGCTGTGGCTAAAGGATATAATCCACTAACTAAATTTGATTATGTTCTTGACCTTGTGGGTGGCCAAGGAATTGGTAAAACTACGCTTTTACGAGAAATTGCACCATGTGGCTTCTATACTGACCAATTCAATTCGTTTACTGATAAAGATGATAAAGCGGAACTTAAAAACGCTCTAATCGTTAATGATGATGAAATGACTGCTTCAAATAAGAGTTCATTTGAAGTTGTGAAGAAATTCATCACAGAACAAGTCTTCAGATACCGACCTTCATATGGCAAATACATCATGACTTTCAATAAAGGTTTTGTAATGGCTAGAACTACTAACGAAGTTCAACACTTAAAAGATAAATCAGGTGACAGAAGATTTCTTTCTATTAAGTGTGATAGCAAACGTCAAAGAGTTCACCCTGTTGAAGGACTAAAACAAGATGAAATTGATCAAGTCTGGGGTGAAGCTGTATATCTTTGGAAACACACAAAGGATCCTTTCAAGCTTTCGCCTAAGCAAGAGGCTATTTTAGCAAACAATCGTAAACAATTCTTAGCAACTTCAGAGGTTGAGGATGAAGTTAAAACCTTATTAGATGGTCAGTTCAAAGATCGTAAATTTATTTCTAATCAAGAAATGCGTAGAGCTTTGATGGTTGGATTAGGTAGAGAAATTAAAGATAAAGATATTAGGACTATGCGCTATGTAATGAGCCATATGGATTTTGAAGTTGGCGCTAATGGTTATGATCAATCTCAAAAGAAAATGGCTAGAGGATTTAAAAAGTGTTAGGTTTGTTAGGTTTGCGTTATGCCCCTCAGCCTTACTCCCTCTAAGAGTTATATAAAAAACATAACACATAACAGTATAAATAAAATATATAAATTAATTATTAATAATATATATAGTACCCATGTATTATTAATAGTTTAGACAAAAGCGTTAGGTTGTTAGGTTTTGTTATAAACCCTTGATATATCAACGTTTATAGATGTTATGGATACCTAACTTTCATAACGCTATGAGGTAAAAATATGAAAGATTTAAATAAATTCAAAAAAGATTATTTTGATTCCAAAAATAAATTACTTGATGGTGGCCATGAAGGATTTTAAAATCAAAGCCCTTATGATTTAATTGCAAATTATTCAAGAGAAGAACAACAGATGCTAATTAATTGGTGTAAAGATAACTTTACTCCTATTAAAACTAGAAGATTATGTACTTATTCATTAAAACATTGGGCAGAACATTGTTTAACTCAATATGGTTTAAGTTATGTCTCAACTGGTGCAATTAAAGGAGCGCTTTTATTAAGTGACTTTGAATTAGATCCATATGAATTTAATGCCTATGTAAATATTGGAGCTGCTTATTATATAAAGAAAAAAGTTCATTTGAAATATGGTGTTGGAATTTATGTAAATGATTATCGTCCTGAAGTTAATCAGGACTATAGAAGATTGGGCGAATATAAACTAAGGGAAAATAAATATGATTTTTGATGAATATGTTGATGTAATAAATCAAATTGAAAATATTGATAAAAGAGTTAATCAAGAAAACAGGTTTATTTCTAATGATGAAACCAAAAAAGAAATTAAATTGTTAATACATTTATTGGAGTTAGAAAATGCTCAAGTTGATATTAAAAAAATAAATAGAGAAGCTGTTAATGATTCTGAGTTAAGAAGCTTTAATAATGCTCAATTTTATGTAGCCATTACTAAAAATAATGAATATGAGTGTGCGATAACAGATGATCTTCCTTCATCATTTTCAATCATTTCTATTGATGGTATTAACAAAGCAGAAAGTAGTGTTTTATTGCATTCTTCATTTAAACATTCATTATCTATTGATTTTAATAACGAATGGTATGGACGTTGTGCAAAACGATTAATAGATTGCTCTATAGAGAAGAGGTAATTTATTTAATGAATAATAATTTTAGAAAATATACGGATAATTTAGCTGTTACTTTAGAAAACAAAAATAAAGCTTATGGTGACAGCTTTACTAAATCGGTTGATAAATATGGTTTATCAGTGATTGGAGTACGTTTATCTGATAAATATAACCGAATTGAACATTTAATTACTCATCATGAACTTAAGAAAAATGATGAATCACTTGAGGACACGCTTTTAGATATGGCTGGTTATGCCATTCTAGGATTGAAATATCTGGAGGAGCATGAAAATGAAAGTAACTGATAGACAAATGATAATTGACTATTTAACTTCTGCTGCACTTGTATCTATTATGAAAGAAATAGAAGTAGATGGTCAAAAACTAACTAGACAAGATCAACAAGCGGTTGCAATTGACTTGATTAATAGAGCTTTAGTGCTTTTAGATGAAAATGGTTTAATACCTTTTCTTGAAAATATTGATGCTAAGAAAAATAGAACTGATTTCTTAATGAAGCTTGCTATGAAATCTTTTGATTTCCTTAACAATAATGAAAAACATGAAAGTCACGATTTATGATGGCGACTGGTGGGGATGCACTTGGTATGTGGATGTTAACAAATTAACTTTAAATGAAGTAATTAGTCACATGCAGAAATGGTTTGAACTTCAAGAGCCACATGTAAGCTGGTGTGCCAATAATATTCTTTTACGAGGTGGTCGATCAGTACCATCTAAGAAAACTTTGATTCACAAATTGAAATTCAAAGAGGCAAGAAACGATTCAAACAGACCGTTAGTAATCTTTGAAGAACGTTGGAAACCTGCCTATTGTGTTCATCGATATTGGGAGTTGGGACTACTTGAGAATAATAGAATTACACCTTTATGGTGCGATGAAAATGGTAATTTAAGCAAGATTGATTTTAGTTATCTGCAAAAGGGACTGTTAGTTAATTTTGAAAAAGCTCAACATCCTTGGGCGTTTCAAGATCACGATGGTGTTTACAGCTACATATAGCAAAAATGAGGTGATAAAGATGGGTATTAGATATGGTTTTAATTATCATACTGACGAAAATATTAGTAATTTAGCAATGATGATTATGCAAAAGGCCAACGCGCTCAAGCCTGACTATCTGGAAATTGATGGTCTAGCACATGAGATTGTCAAATGCTGTCAGCAGGGAATGAAAAACAATGAACGAAAATAAGTGCCCATACTGTCAATGATAGATATTAGCCATATACGGCTATAGGAGTGTCTCTAACACTTGCAAAAAGTCAAATAGGGTAATTATACTAAGCGTTTTCGAAACCGCGGAAAGAGGTTTATATGGAATCAGAGCATAATATTCAAAAAGAAATTCAAGTGGCTTTATCTCGAAAAGGCTATAAAGTATTTCGAGCTAATGTGGGTTCTGTTCATACTAGTGACGGTAGATTTTTTAAAACGGGTTTGCCAAGCGGTTTTTTTGATTTATTTGGTTTCAGACCCGAAGACGGTAAGATTTTTTTCATTGAAGTGAAGAATGAAACTGGAAAAGCTAGACCTGACCAAATTAGATTTCATGAAATGCTACAAGATAACTATATAATTCATGGCTTGTGTCGTTCTGCCGTTGAAGCTGTCGCAGTAGTAGATGAGAAATTGATAGGATATGGTTTTAATGGATAAAGAAATTTGGAAATTTATTGGCAATGGTTCGTACTACTTACTACCTTACTTGGATAAGCCAGTTAAACGAGAAAGCATTGATTATTACGTTTATGAGGAGGATTGCTATTAATGGAGCTGCTAGTAGATAGTTATACTTATGATTTGTTTGTTGAATGGTGCAAGGAACATGAAACTCCAGTGTCAATTGCGGCAACTGAAGCTTTGAGAAAATTTATGGAGTGATTATGTGGAATTAGTACCTAAAATTGATGCTGTTAAAACGTGTGATAATGTAAGTAGCTTTTTCAAAAATGATCTAGAAAAAATTGTTCTTGTGAGTGGTAGCCAAATGGTTGATTTGTCGTCACCTAGTTTTGAAGAAAATTATGGCTCAAGTGAAACAAATGGTATTGAAACTAAGCTAATTAACGGCTTAGATGCACAGAGCGTTGTTAAATCAGTTCATGATGCTCTATATCATGGTGTTGATCCTGTTTCTCAAAGAATATTAATAGGCTTATACATCAAACGCCAAAGATGGATTGATATTCAGCCGCTCGTTTATAGAGAACATACATCATTTGCAGCTTATAGAAAAAGGGCATTGATTACTTTTGCCTATTCTTTTGAAGGTTGGCAAATTAAAAATCATAATGACAAAGTTATAAGATTACTTGCGTACGCTTGACGGAACTTGAACGGGCGTACAGAGTACGTACTCAATTCGTACACTGTACGGAGTGAAATCACGTTATTATAGTATTGTCGAAAAATTAAGGAATACCTCCCCAAAGATTTCGATAAATAACATTTTATTTTTCTTCAGCCATGTATAGAAACAGCAGATAAGACGTTGTCTGTATTCACTTGACCTGCTGTTTCATATTATTGCCATGACTTATGTTAGTATGTTAGATAGTTATATATTTGATTGTTATTGTTTTACTAATTTTGTGTGAATAGTGCTAACATAACGAGCGATATAAATAAAAGCCGATTGGTTTAATCCAGTCGGTTTTTATTTATATTGAAAAGGCACTTTTTTTGATAGGAATAAAAAATCATGTACAAGACCAAAAAGTATGGTGTAGTTAGCTGCAAGACTGAACATAAGATTCTTGCAGAGCTTGAAAGAGATTTTGAAAAGAAAAGAAAGAAGAAAATGGAGATTATAACGTGACAGAAACATTATTACATGGGTAGTGGCTCAACTGGAGTTGCCACTAAAAAACTGAACCGCAACTTCATTGGTATGGAATTAAACAAAGAATATTTTGAGATAGCTAAGCAAAGAATTGCATTGCTTTTAGTTTGCGTAAATTAAGGTGGTGGTGAGATGGTGTGAAAAATAATATGTCCGAAAAAGGGGCTTTTCAAAAATTAAATAAAAAGCGTCAAAAGGCTGTAGAAATGATATTTGAGCATCGTTTTACTAATGTCGAAATCGGCGCTGAAGTTGGTGTTGATGAAAAAACTATTAGGCGCTGGAAAAAAGACCCTGAATTTATCCGTGGTTTACATGACTATAGTCTTAATAAGTTAAATAGTGCGTTGCCTTTAGCTGTTCAACAATCTTATGAATTATTAGAGAATCCAAAAACATCTGCAATGGTTAAGTTTCAACTCATTCAGATGCTTTTTAAATATGCTAATTTATTATCTGATAATTCAACACCTGAATTAGATAAAGCCAAAATCCGTAAAGCTAATGCTGATGCTCGTGTGGCTGAAGCTAGAGCAAATGTTGCAGAGCGTTTAGGTAGTGAAGGTGACGATAAACTTGATGAACTTATGGATAAGTTGATAAGTGCAAGTGAAAAACCAAAAGACCAAACATGATATAATTATTATGAAAAATAAAAAAAGCCCTAGCGGTGCTGGTGACACCCTAGAGCTAGGTAATCATAGAAAGGTATGATCACATGAATAATAATATAGAAGTTTGGAAAGATGTTCAAGGCTATGAAGGACTTTATCAGGTATCAAATCTTGGAAGGGTTAAAAGTTTGTATAAAAATACCAAGATCCTCATGCCTAGACTTAACAATCGTGGATATCAATATGTAATGCTTTTTAAGGGCAAAAAGTATAAGCATTTTTTAGTCCATAGATTAGTGGCACAAACCTTTATTCCTAATCCTAGTAAATTACCACAAGTAAATCATATTGATGAAAACAAAGAAAATAATTGCGTTAGCAACTTAGAATGGTGCACAAACATTTACAACAATCTTTATCGTGGCAAGGCTAAAAGAGTTGGAATAAAGGAAGGCATATGTGTTACTCAATATAATTTAAAAGGTGAATTAGTTAAAGTTTGGAATTCTGCACATGAAGCTGCTAGAGAAGGATATAATGCTAGCCATATAAGAGAGTGTTGCTTAGGACAAGTGCAAACTCATAATAATTATATGTGGCGATCTGTTAATAATGGTCATGTAATTGAACATATTAAGCCATATCACAAACCAAGTTTTGTTAATCGTTCAGATTTAAGCAAAGCCGTTGGTCAATATGATATAAATGGAAATCTAATAAAAGTTTGGCCATCAGCAAGAGAAGCTTCAAGAAATGGATTTAATCATAGCAGTATTTCATATCATATAAAGAGCAAAAAGCCTTATAAAGGTTATATTTGGAAATTAATGTAATGATATGGCATTGAACGATTTATTTACAAAGAAACAACAAAAGGTACTTCAATCTTATTTGAATGATGATTGGAAGTATCTTTTTTTGATTGGCGCGGTTCGATCAGGTAAAACATATATTTCAAATTGGATATTGTTACTTGAATTAAAACGGGTCGCAAAATTAGCAAAGAAGAACAATATTAAACGACCGATTTATATATTGGCTGGGTATTCTAGTAACTCAATTTATACAAACATCATTGCTTCAATTGAGAATGAATTTGGTATTAGCATCCCTGTTGATAGGCATGGGCATTATTCGTTACTGGGAGTTGAAATTGTTCCGGCTTATACCGGCTCCATCCGTGGTATTGGTTCCATTCGTGGTGCTACTGCTTATGGTGCTTTGATTGATGAAGCAACTTTAGCAGATCAAGGCGTATTTCAAGAAATAATTAACCGTTGCTCTGTTGAAGGGGCAAGAATCCTAATAACCAGTAATCCAGATAGTCCTACAAATTTTATTAAGACAGATTACTTGGACAACAAAGACCCTAAGGCACGTATTAAAGTATTCAATTTTACAATCTTTGATAATACTTTTTTATCCAAAGATTATGTTGATTCTTTAGTAGCTGCTACGCCTTCTGGAATGTATACAGATCGAATGATCTATGGCAAGTGGGTTAGCGCTGAGGGTCAAATATTTAGTGATTTCAATATTGAAACCATGACTATCACAACTGATCAGTTACCAGAAATGACTAAATATTATGCATCAATTGACTGGGGTTTTGGCAAAGGACACAAAGGAGTTATTCAATTGTTTGGTGATGATGACAAAGGCACATCCTATTTGATTAAGGAATGGGCACATGAGCATAGATTCATTGATTATTGGATAGATGTTGCCAAAGAGATTAAAAGAAAATATGGGAATATCGTCTTTTGGGCCGATTCGGCTCGTGTTGATTATGTAAATCAAATGCAAGTTAACGGCATCAATTGTATTAATGCTAATAAAAATGTATTGAGTGGCTTGGAGTTTGTAGATAGTTATTTCAAACAAGGAAAATTAATTATTAACAAGGATGAAGCACCTAACTTGTTAAATACTATTTTCAATTATGTTTGGGATGACAAAAAAGAAGCCCCGATTAAAAAAGACGATGATAGCGAGGACTGCTTAAGGTATGGAATTTATTCAGAACACTATAAAGGAGGAGGCTACATCCCTTGGAATTAAAACAAATGCAAGAACTGATCAAAAATACCAGTACACAACGTGCTAATTTTTTAAACAGTTATGAAAGTGCATTGAAATACTATAGAAACGAAACTGATATCACGAGCAGAAACGATGGCAAAGCCAAGTTAAATAAGGATGGCAAGGATGATCCACTACGTCATGCTGATAACCGTGTGCCATCGAACTTCTATCAATTGCTTGTTGATCAAGAAGCAGGGTATGTGGCTACTGTTCCTCCTCAAATTGATGTAGGCAATGAAAAATATAATGAAGATATTGCTGAAGTTTTAGGTGATGATTTTGCCTTCACTGTGAGTAGCTTAGTAATCGATGCAAGTAATAGTGGCGTCGCATGGCTTCATTATTGGATTGATAAGGATGATAACTTTAGATATGCAATTATTCCACCTAATCAGATAACTCCAATTTATTCAACTACTTTGGATAATAAGTTATTAGGTGTATTGAGATCATATAAGCAGTTAGATCCTGATACTGGTAAATTATTTACGGTTCATGAATATTGGAACGATAAAGAAGCTACATTCTTTAAACAGCCAACTTCTAATCTTGATGATCTCGAACCATACAACAGCATTACTAGCTATGATATGAGCGCTGGCTATGAAACTGGTGTAAGCAACGTATTAAAACATAATTTTGGACGTGTCCCGTTCATTGCATTTCCTAAGAACAAACTTAAGTTATCAGAGCTTAAGAAGTGTAAGGGTCTGATTGATGCCTATGATGACATTTACAACGGCTTTCTGAATGACATTGATGATATTCAGCAGGTAGTACTGGTATTAAAGAATTACGGCGGAACATCGCTTGATAAATTCATGCATGACCTGAAGGAAAACAAGGCTGTCAAATTTAACAACGCAGGAAGTGGCGATCAATCAGGAATCGATACACTGCAGATTGATATTCCAGTTGAAGCCAGAAATTCAGTACTGCAAACTACAAAGGAAAACATATTCCTTTATGGTCAAGGCATTGATCCTGCTAACTTTAAAAATAGCAATGCTAGTGGTGTGGCAATTAAGATGTTGTATTCACATTTGGAATTAAAGGCTGGCATTACAGAATCAAACTTTAGACGTGGCATTAGTCAGCTTGTGAGAGCCATTATGAATCATTTAGGTATCAGGGATGCTGACAGCCTCAAAATCTCTCAAATTTGGACTAGAACTCAGGTACAAGATGATTTAGCTAAGGCCCAAGAAATTGCCGCTGTTGCTAATTATTCAAGTAAAGAAGCAATTGCTAAGGCAAATCCAATTGTTGACGATTGGCAACAAGAACTTGAATACCAAAAAGAAGATATTCAAAATAGTGACGGTTTTAGAGCTTCTCAGAGCTTTAATGATCCTGAAGGTGAAGACTACCCTAATGAAGATAAAAACGATTCTGATAAACCAGAGAAGGCAAATAAGAAGTCTAGTGATTAATTATGAACTCACAAGAATATTGGAAAAAACGCGCTCTCTTAGCTAAACAAAAAGAGATGGCTTCAACTGCTGAATATGAAGTCGCCATGCGATCTCGTCTTAAGGATCTTGAAAACGAATTTATCAAAGAATCTAAGGGATGGTTGACCAAATATGCTAAAGAAAATGATCAATCACTAAAGCAAGTGGCTGATTATTTAAATTCTATTGATACTTCTAAATTTGACATGACTCTGGCAGAGTTCGAAGCTAAGGCCAGAGCTGGTGGCTTTGAGAAAGAATTGAACTCTGCCTACTATAAATCTAGAATTGCTAGACTTCAGGAACTGTACAGGCAATATCAAAAGTTAGCTGCTAAATATGCTGACGATGAAGAAAATATTATGGCCATAGGTTTAGCTAAACGCTATGAGGATACTTATTTATTAGAAAATTACAACAAATATTTAGTAGTAGGTAGCTTAGATGTTAATTTTGCTCACTTTAATGAGCAAGAATTAAAGGACATTGTTTATCAGCCCTGGCAAGGTAGCAATTTTAGTAAAAGAATCTGGAACAATTACACTAAAGTAATGCCTGAAGTGTTAACTGATGTCATGTTTAGATCAACTGCTTTAGGATATTCTTACAATCGTGTTGAACGAATGTTAAGAGACAAGTTTCAAGGCGTGGTTAAATCCAATATCCATCGTTTAGTTGTCACTGAAATGGGACATGCTGCAGAAAAAGCTACAGCAGAGTTCTATGAAGATTCAGACATTGAGCAATATCAATACTTAGCAACATTAGAAACTCATACATGTGATATTTGCGCGCACTTAGACGAACACGTCTTTAATGTCAAGGATAAGAAAGAAGGCATCAATTACCCTCTGATACATCCCTACTGCCGATGCACGACAGTTCCTTACATTAAAGATTTGCCTGATATTCCCACACGGTGGTATCGTGATCCGATTACTGAAAAAGGCAAATGGACGCGGAACATGACCTTTGAACAATGGAAAAAGGCCACCGCTCAGAAAAACCTTACGGTCGAAACCGTTGGGGGAGTAGGGCTCAGGGCAAAAACATGAAAAATCTATGGAACGAAATACGATATAGCGAATGGTTTGCAATTGCGTTGAAAATCTTACTTGTAGTAATTGCTTTTGCAGTACTTTCAGTTATAGGAACTCTAATAAATGTATGGTTTGTTCATTTTATGAAAGATACTTTTGGAATTAATATTTACTGGACATTAAATTAATAATTGTTTGACCTGAGTAAGTCGTAAAACTGCTCTTTTTGCATGCCTTGTGAGAGGCGAACTCGTAGAAAACGTGTAAAAGGTAAGGAGAATTTATATGAAAAGAAATCAACTCAAAGATTTAGGACTTGATGAAGATCAAATCAAAGCTGTTATGGATTTGAACGGTGAAGATATTAATAATGCTAAGTCTGGTAATGATGCAATTGTTGAAGAAAACAATGCTTTGAAAGCTCAAATTGCTGAACGTGATAAAGATTTAAAGAATTTACGTAAGAATGCTAAGGATAATGAAGAATTATCAAACTCATACAAGGAATTAGAAACCAAGTATAAGAATGACACGGCTGATCTTACTAATAAGTTAAATCAAACACGTCTTACTAGTGCTGTTGATCGTGCTTTAAGTGCAAGCAAGGTCAGAGATACTAAGGCAATCAAAGGCTTCTTGGATATGGACAAGGTTAAGCTTGATGAACAAGGCAACCTATCAGGACTAGATGAGCAAATTAAGGAAATTCACAAAACTGCACCATACATCTTTGATGAAGGTATTAAGCAGAACTATGAACCAAGTAATGGAACACCTGCTACTACTGATCCGGTACAAGCTATGGTTGATGTTTTTAAGAAATAGAGGAGATTTATTAAATGGCAGAAGTTATTAACTATGCTGATGCATACCAAAGTGCTGTGCAACAAGCTTTTTATGATGGTCACTTATATAGTGCAGATTTATGGAACTCACCATCTAACTCAATGGTTAAGTTTGATGGAGCAAAACATATTAAAGTACCACGTTTAACCATTACTGCAGGTCGTCAAGACCGTCAACGTAGAATTATTACAAGTCCAGCAGTTAACTACAGCAACGATTGGGATTCATATGAATTAACCAACGAACGTTACTGGAGTACTCTTGTAGATCCTTTGGATGTTGATGAAACTGATATGGTGGTTTCAATTGCTAACATCACTCGTCAATTTAACTTAGATTCAAAGATGCCTGAAAAGGATAGAGAAATGTTCTCCAAGTTATACCAAGAAAAAGTTAAGTATGACGGTCAAGATGGGGTTCACACTGAATCAGTCGATGAAACTAATGTTCTTAAGCTATTCGATGAAATGATGAGCAACTTCGATGAAGCTCGTATTCCAGCTCAAGGTCGTATCTTGTACGTAACTCCTAAGATGAATTCAATCTTGAAGCGTGCAGATGCTATGAACCGTACTGTGGTTATTTCTGATCCTTCAGCTATTACTCGTACAGTTCACTCATTGGACGAAGTAACTATTAATGTTGTTCCATCAGATTTGATGCAAACTACTTTCGATTTCACTGTTGGCTCAAAGCTTAAGTCAGATGCAAAGCAAATTGAAATGTTCTTAATTAGCAATGGTGTTCAAATTGCACCTGAAAAATATTCTTTCGTTGGATTTGATCAACCATCTGCTTCAACTTCAGGTAACTACCTGTACTACGAACAATCATATGATGATGTTCTCTTATTAAGCACTAAGACTAAAGGTTATGAAGTTGTCGTTGGCAATGCTACTGGCACTAAGGATTTATCAGATTCATCAAAGTTTGGCAAGAAAACAAATCCTGCTAATGTAAAACCAACTGAAGCTAGTACTGTTGAAGAAATCAAAGCTTATTTAACTGCTCATAATATCGATTTCTCTGGTAAGACTACTAAGAATGACTTGTTAGCTTTAGTAAAGTAGCATAAGGTGGTGATTGGATGGACAAGGAATACATTGTTAATCAAGTTAAATTGTTAATTCCTAACAGCAATGAAAATCCTGATTATGATAAGATCATTGATTTTACAGTTGATAAAATCATGAATGATATTGCTAATTACTGTAATATTCCAATTGATGAATTGCCTAATGAATTGTCTACAGTAGCGGTTAGCATGGCAGTTCAAGCAATTAAGGTAAATGGGTTTCTTGACAGCGAGAACACTGCTAACATCCAATCACTTAACGAAGGTGATGTCAGCGTCACATTTAAGCCTGTAAGCGATATTTACGTAGCTCTACAAGGTTTAAATCCTATTACGGATAATTACACTAGCATCTTAAATAACTTCAGGAGGCTACCAGAATGAGCGAATTTGAGGGTTTAAAAAATGTAGTCTCTTTGTTATGGACGGATAGAGCCAAAATCACTGGTACTAAAAAAGTAACTAAGAACCACATTACCAATAGTGTTGAAACCACGATAGTAGAAAATGAACCTTGTAAGGTGGTTTTAAAAGGGCAATCTGCAAGCACTCAAACTATTTTTGGCACTGATGAAGCAGATGCTAAGTTACTAATCCGTAATGGCATTGATATTCCTGCTGGGGCGGTTATCTATATTACTGATCAAAACGGTAATACAGTTAAATATAAGCGCTCTAGCAAAGGATATTCTGGCTATTACTCACATCAAGAGCTGGCAATGGTAAGGGATGAAAAAGCATGAGTTTGGGAACTGTTGACGATGCAGCATTTCAGGCTTGGGCTAGTCGTGTTAAAGGAAGAATAGATAGTGGTCAACTCAAAGAAGAGATTGGTCAAAGCACTAAGCGTATTGGTGTGCAAGCCATCAGAACGCTTAAGAGTAATACTCCTGTTGATACTGGTGCTTTGCGTAAAGCTTGGACTGCTGAAGGACCTTCTGTAAGTGGAGGTGGTTGGGTTGTCAAAGTAAGTAATCCTACTGAATATGCTTCCTATGTTGAAAGTGGCCACAGAACTCGTGGGCATAAGAGCTGGGTACCAGGTCAATTCTTTATGAAGAATTCCTTGAATGCGATAAGCTCTCAACTGCCTGATCTGATAACACCTGGCTTATGGGCTTTTAGGGATTTACTATCATGACAATAATTGAAAGAATAGCGGATGAGTTAGCTCGTATCTCACCAGAAACAACGATTTACACGGAGAACCAACCTAGTGGGTTTGATCAACCGTGTTTTTTTATAGGCAGAGCAGGAAATACAACTCTAAAGCCAGAACTTTTTGATTATGAAGTTAGAAAAATGCCATTTCAAGTTGTTTATTTTCCACCAGAAGAAAATGCTAATGAAGCATTAGATGAGATGGAAGTACTGTTGATGGACAATCTAACTGTATTGCCTGATTTTGCTTATTTAAGAAATCGTGAATTCAGTGTAGATACTAATGAACATACGTTAACGTGTGATTTTGATCTGGTTTTGCGGATGTACAAGCCAGATACTTCACTAAAACAAAGGAGCTTAGATTTAAATGCAAGAACAAGAGGAAACAACAGGGAATAACGCCCAAGTTAAGTACGCCGAAGTTAAGTACACTAAGGCTCAAATTAAGCAAGCTAATTTGTTCCCTGGAACTAACAACACAGCAATTATTAATGCTGCGTTAGAAGATAACAGAACTTATACAATTGCCGAAGCTAAGAAAGCAATTGAAGATTTTAAAGGAGGTATGTAATAAATGGCAGGTGGAACTTGGAGAATTCAAAATAAAGTAAGACCTGGTGTCTACATCAATGTTAAAGGCGATGGTAAGCCAGTATTAACCACATCTTTGGGCCGTTTATTGATGTTCCAAAATAAGCCTCTAGGCTGGGGTAAGAATGGCATCATTGAATTAAAAGCTACTAGTGATTTTACTGCGCTAACCGGTCACAATAGCACTGATGAAGTATTAGCCCCAGTTCATGAAGCTTTAAAGGGTGCCGAAACGGTATTGCTTTTAAACGATTTCACTGGTGGCGCTAAATCTACTGCTACTAAGACGGGCGTTTATACTGTTAATGCAAAATACGAAGGCGAACAGGGCAATAACATTAGTGTTAGTTTTGTTCCTAGTCCCTTGGCTGATGGTGCTAAAACTAGAGATGTAACTGTAACTACTATTTTCGGCACTAAGGAAGTTGATCAAACAAAAATTACTTTGCCTTTAGCAAATACTGAAGCAATTACTGCAGCAGGATTAACTAAGGAAGACCAATTGGAAGTCCATAATGATTATGTTGATATTACATTTGGTGCCCCTGCAGATGTTACTAAGGAATTGAACGCTAAAGGTGAATATCCACTTTACACTGCGATCTTTAATGGCTTAACTCAAAGCGCTGTAAACGCACATTTAACAGGTGGCTCTAACGGTACCAACCATGTTGCAGATGACATGAATGATTACTTGGAAAATGAATTCTATGCTGTAGCAACTACCGCAGGGTGGGATGAATCAAGCAACATTCACAAGCTTTTAGCTGAAGAAATTAAGATTTTACGTGAAAATGTCGGCATTAAGGTTCGTGCCGTTTTGCCTAACGTAAGAGGCGTGGCTTACAACTACGAAGGTGTATCAACTGTTTTGAATGGTTATGTGCTTAATGATGGCACTACAATTACTCCTAATATTGCTGCTGCTAGATTTGCTGGTATGAGTGCTAGTGCTACACCAGATCAAGCATTGACTTATGCTCAACTTGATGATGCTGTGGAAGCTAAGCCTAAGCTAAATAATGATAAGACTATTGAAGCTTTAAGTGCTGGACAAATTGTGTTCACTACGAGAGCAGGTCAACGCGTTGTGGTTGAACAAGATATTAACTCGCTTACTAAGTTTACTGATACTAAGTCTAAAGATTTTAGTAAGAACCGCGTTATTAGAACACTTGATGAAATCTGTACTAATACCGCTCAAACATTCGAAACTAGTTTCTTGGGAAAAGTAAGCAACAATGAGTTTGGTCGCGACTTATTTAAAGCTAACCGTGTAAGTTATTTATCTGGATTAGAGTCACAAAACGTAATTCGCGATTTTGATCCTAGTGATTTAAGCTTGGCTCAAGGCAATGACAAGGACGCGGTATTAATGGATTTATATGTGACTCCAGTTGACTCAATGGAAAAACTCTATGTCAACTTGGTAGTTAGATAGGAGGGTAAATAAATGGCAACAACTTTAGAACAGGTTCTTTATGGCAGAGATACCATTTCGTCAAAGGATGCTAAGGTTACCGTTACAATCGATGGCAATGTTATTAATTTGATCGATTGTAAAGAATTAAAGATTAACATCAAAAAGAACAAAGAAAAGGTTCAAGTCTTAGGTGACCACTGGACTAAGCATAAAACTACTTCTGTTGATGGTACTGGAACACTTGGTCAATATGTAATTAATAGTAATTGGCTAAAATATGGAATTCCTTACACAATGAAAGAAGGAGACCTTTACTTCACAATTACTTTTACTATTGAAGACCCAACTTCAAGAGCTGGTAAGCAAATTATCCAACTCGATGAAGTTAACTTGGATGAAATCCCAATTGCTGATTTTAAGGCAGACGATACTGTTATGGATACTTCGGCAGATTTCACTTTTGAAGGTATTCACTTAGTTCAACCTTTTGATGGTATTCAGTAAGGAGAAAATAAATGGATGAAAATTTTAATGTTGAAGATTTTATTAATGTTGAAAGTCCTGTAAAGGAAGAAGAAGTAAAGATCAAACGTTTTAAAGTACCTTTTAAGATTCGTTCTTTAACCGCAAAAGAAGTAAGTGAATTGAGAAATGATTCAAAAGAAGTTCAATTCAATAAATCAACTAGAACTTCTCAAAAGGTTTTAAATCAAGACAAGTTTGAAAATAATTTAATGGCTGCTAGTGTTGTAGTTCCTAATTTGAAGAATGAAGAACTTCAAAAGCATTACGGCACTTATGGTGATCCTGCAGGCACATTGGAAGCAATGCTCTTAGCAGGTGAATATAATGCATTAGCTGAAAAAGTATTAGAGCTTTCAGGTATTGATGCTGATAATGATAATGATTTAGTTGCTGCAGCAAAAAACTAATTAATGATTCAGTTGGTGATTTCTCCATTTACAACTATGTCCTTAATAAGTATCATTGGACACCAAAACAGTGGACAAATTTAAATGAAAGAGAAAAGGCATTAGTTGTTGCATCAATTGAATTAAGGCTAGAACAAGAAGAGGAAGAAAGAGAAGAAAGTAAAAGAGAGGCAAAGTCATAACACATTGAAATGATATGTGAGAGGCTTAGCCTCTCTTTTTTGTAGGAACTAGAAAGGAGGTAATATATGCCAGAAATAAGCGCAACGATTAGAGTTGTTGATGCTTTTAGTAATCCATTAGATAAATTGGCAAATGGACTTTCAAGAGCACAATCAGGTTTTAGCAGGTTAAAAGGCGCCCTAGGCGGAAATATGTTGGGTGGTGCTGAAAAATCCAGCAGTGGCTTATTTAAATCTATGGCTGGTGGCGTTGCGGTAGGCAATTTGATCAGCAAAGGAATGGGATTAGCTGGCTATGGTATTAGATCAATGCTAGGAGAACTTAATGAAGCATCAACTTCATGGCAAACGTTTGAAGGGAATATGCACCAGTTAGGCGCGTCTGATACTCAAATAGCTAAAGCTAAAGCCGAAATGCAACAGTTTGCACAACAAACAATTTATAGTGCTTCCGATATGTCTAGTACTTATGCTCAGTTAGCCGCAGTCGGCACTAAAAATACTGCTCAATTAGTTAAAGGTTTTGGTGGTTTGGCTTCTGCGGCTGATAACCCACAACAAGCCATGAAGACTTTAAGTGAGCAAGCCACTCAAATGGCGGCTAAGCCTAAAGTTCAATGGCAGGATTTTAAACTGATGTTGGAACAAACGCCAGCCGGTATTTCTGCAGTTGCTAAAACAATGGGTGAAAGTACTACACAACTTATTAAAAATATTCAAGATGGCAAAGTTAAAACTCAGGATTTCTTAAATGCTGTTGCTAAGACTGGTACCAATGCTAACTTCTCTAAAATGGCTACTCAGTACAAAACAGTTGGTCAAGCTATGGATGGTTTGAAAGAAACATTAGCCAATAAACTTCAACCGGCTTTTGATAAAGTCTCAAAAGTTGGAATTAAGTGGGTTTCTAACCTATCAGATCGAATAGGCAAGCTTAATTTCACTAAAATTGGTGATCAACTATCTGATTCATTAGGCAAAATTAATATTGATCAAGTATTCGATGGCATTGGCGATGCTGCTTCTAGAGTTATGCCTGTGATTTCTAAAATTGGTACATCAATTGGCCAAATGTTTGATGGATTCCAAAATTCTGGTGCAATTAATGGGATTGTCTCAACGTTTCAAACTGCTGTTAATGCTATTAAGAATATGTTTAGTAGCCTAAATTCTAGTGGTTTGTTTGAAGGTATTGGTCAAGCAATAGGCAATTTAGTTAATATGATTGCCCCTGTTTTTAACAGTTTAATATCTTTAACTTCTAATCTGATATCTACTTTAATGCCGATTTTATCTAGTATAGGTAGTGCAATCATGACTGTAATTCAGCCAATTGCAAGCACAGTAACACAAGTATTATCTAGTGCATTTAATGGCTTATCTGCAGGGTTAGCACCTTTAGCAAATGCCTTTAATCAATTAAGATCGGCGGCTGCACCATTAGCACCAATCTTACAAATTGTAGGACATGCACTTGGAACATTGGGTGGTGCCACATTAGCTGGCGTAGCTCTTGGGATTGGCGTTGTAGTTGATGCTTTAACGTCATTAGTATCAGTAGCGGCAGGTGTGGTTAATGCTGTTAGAGGCATTGCTCAAGGATTCCATGCCTTAGGCGATGCGTTAACTGGAAACTTCAGCGGCGCAAAACGTGATATTGAAGATGCTAAGAATGCCATGATCGACATGAAGAACTCCTTTGGTAATGTTGGCAATGCTATTGGTAATGGTGCTACTGCTAATATGATTAAGCAGTTTAATCAAGTCGGTTCTGCAGCTAAGCAGACTGCTAGTGATGTCAACGGTATTAAGATGAAGCCACAAGTCGATGTGGCTAGTGCTAATGCTACAATTGCCAATTTAGGCAAGAAGACTGTTTCAGGCCCTAAAGTTAAAGTGGAAAAGCCAAAACTCAACTTTACCGACCCATTTAAAAACATTCTCGGTGGTAATACTAAAACTATTCCTGCTCCTAAAATCGGTAAACCTAAAGTTCCAGCTCCTTCCGTACCTAAGACGGTTAAATCTATTAAAGCTCCCCAAATCGGTAAACCTAAAGTTCCAACTCCGTCTATGCCTAAAGGACTTAAAACAATTAAAGCTCCAAAGGTAGCTAAGCCTAAAGTGCCACAGCCATCAATGCCAAAACTTAAAACCATTCCAGCTCCTAAGGTGCAGAGGCCTAACATGAGCGGTGTTGTTTCTGCTGTTCGGTCAGGCATGAACAGAGCGGCTGCAGCTGCAAAAACAGGTGGTGCTCAAATTAGTGCTGCAGTTCGTAGTGCATTAAATCAAGCTATAGCTGCTGCAAGAAGTGCCGCTGGAGCTATGCAAGAGGCTGGGGTAATGATTGGCCAAGGTTTAGCAAATGGTATTAGGTCTCAAGTTGGAGCTGTAGCTGCCGCAGCTAATGAGTTGGTAGCTCAAGCTAATAGAGCTGCAAGAGCAGCGGCACAAATTCACTCACCATCAAGATTGTTTGCTGAAGTTGGTAGTTTTATTGGTCAAGGTATTGCTGTGGGTATGGATTCTACAAGAGGGCTTATTAGTCAAAGCAGTAGAGCCATGATCAATAGCGCTTACCCTGGATTAAATAGTTCTATTAACAGTTCGGGTTCTTTAAGTTCAAGTTCAATTAGGGCAAATAGCGCTACAAGTAGCAATTACTACACTGGTGGCACTAATAATTCTAGTGAAATCACTATTGTCCCAGGTGCCATTGTAATTAACAGTTCCGGTAATCCTGAAGAAGATGCAGATGCTTTACTTGATAGACTTGAAGAAAAGATTATGGAGCAAGCTGATAAATCATTAAGTTAGGAAGTGATGCATATGCCTGATCGAAGTGGCATGGAATTTTACATAAAAGATCAAACAACAGGTGAAAATTTACAAATACCGGTTAATCCTAGCGATGTTAAGCTGAAATATGAAACAGATGATCATTCTGAAACCATTGTTAACTTAGGTGAAGTAAACATTCCTGGTAAATTAAAGCTAGTAGGTGTATCAATTAATTCTGTTTTTCCTACGGTTGGTGCTCACTATGTAGCGACTAAAAGTCCACATAAGCAGGCTACCTATGTTAAGAAAATCAAATCAATGCAAAGCAAGAACCACAAAGTAAGATTCGTGGTTACTAAAACAGATATATCTATGCTGATGACCATTGCTAGTTTTGAATATGGCTTGGAAAATGGTTGGGCTGATGAATATGCCTATACTTTAGAATTAAAACAATATCGTAAATTTAGTTACGAGAAAAAGAAGAACCCCAAAAAGCGAGACAGATCTAAGAAAGGTAAAAAGCGATCTAAGCCAGCAGGAAAAATCAGTGTTGGTTCAACTGTTACAGTTAACGGGCGTTTACACGCTAACAGTTATGGCAGAGGTGCAGGAATGTATGAAAAAAACGCTAAACGTGAAGTTTTATACATTATTCCCAATCGCCAATATCCAGTTTGTGTGGGTGTCAACGGCAAAGCCCGTGGTTGGGTGAAAATGAGCGAGGTTAAAAGATCATGAGTGATTTGATTCAAATGACCTTGTACAGACGCTCCACTCACTTTACACACTCTAAGCGCAGAGTTGGTTATGATATAAGCGATTTAGTAATTGATGATTCAGTCACATTAGATAGAGATACTAATTTTTCAGCGACCGAATTTAACTTCAAAATGATTTTTGAAAAGAAACCAATTATTCCATATACAGGTGACATCATTTCTTTTAAATGGAAAAAGAAGAAAATGTTTTATGGCTATGTTTTCAAATATGGTTTTGATAAAAATCATAACATTGCTGTTAAGTGTTACGCTCCTAGCAGATATCTTAAAAATGAAGATTCGATTGTCTTTAAAACAGGGACATTAAGCGAACGGTTCAAGGACGTGTGCAAACGTGCAGGAATTAAGGCAAAAGTTGTGGCTGGATCAAGTCATAAATGCAAAGCTGAAGTTGATGATGGTAAAACGTATTTTGATATGATTAAGAGCGCGATGAGTGCTACTACTAAAGCAACTCACAAACACTATTTAATTTATGACAATTATGACACTGTAGAACTTAGAAAATTTCCTTACAAAAAGTTAGATATCATTGTAGGCGATGCATCTGGATTAACTGATTATGATTATTCGGTTGATATTGATAATACTTACAATGTTGTAAAGGTTGTCAAAAAGGATAGTAAGAAAAGCAAAAATTCGTCTAAAACCAAGACTGGTGAAGATGACCCCAAAACAACTACCATTAAATCAAAGTCGGTTACTATGCCGTCACAAAAGCAGTGGGGTAAGCTTCAGAAAGTCGTTAACGCAAAGAAAAAAGCCAACGATGCCCAGATGATTCAGCAAGCTAAAAATGAGCTTAAGAATCGTAACATGGCCAACAAACAATTAAAAATTACTTGTATTGGCCGAACCGATTTAGTCCCAGGCAACTATGTTACTGTTGAAATCAAAGACTACAAAAAGAGATTTAAAAACTGTCCAATCTTGAAAGCTACTCACCACTTTGGGCAAGATTATACAGTTGAGTTAACAATGAAGGTGGGACAATCATGGCAGGTAAACGGCTCTATGAGTTAATGACACAGCGCGGTGGTAAACCAAGCGATTATTCGGATGTTGTATATGGAATTGTGATTAGTGCTAAGCCTTTGAAAGTTCAATTATCCAATAATATGGTCTTGACTGACGATTTTATCGTTCTTGGCAAACATATTGGGAAATTTAAGATTAAGGGCAAAGTTACCAAACACGAACACGATGAAGTTAAAGGCAACATAGAATTAGAAATCGATAATTCTCTTGAATCTGGCGACAAGGTAACCATGATCCGTGAAGATGGTGGTCAACAGTTCTATTTATTTGAAAGGATAGGTAAAGATGGTTTTGGATTCTGAGGAAGATATTAATGTTGGTGCATTAATGGAAGACGCATATTTAGATGATGCTGACCTTGATGATGAAGAAGACAATCAAAGCCCTACTTATACTTTTAAAGTCGCTAATGGCCGAATTCATGGGATGACTGATGAACTTGACGCAATGCAACAAGCCGTAGATAAAATTTTACGGACTGAACGTTACGTTTATCAGATTTACGATGAACAGTATGGCAACGACTTGCCTGAACTAATTGGTGAATCTATCAATTATGCGGAATCTGAAGCAGAGCGAATGGTAGTTGAAGCTTTAGAAGCTGATGACCGAATCAACAATGTTGAAATTACTAAGTGTGAGCAATCAAGCAGTGATGCAATTACTGTAGAAGGCTTTGCTAATACTGTTTACGGTAGGGTTGGTTTTGAAAGTGAGGTGGATATAGTAGATGAATCCTAATGAATTAGCCGATGAATTAGAAGCTCAAAACTATGATTATTGGCTTAACTTAATGCTTGATAATGTGCCGAATGATATTGATAAACGTGAAGGTTCAATTATTTATGATGCTGTAGCTCCTGCAGCTATGGTAAGTGCACAACAATCTTTATCATTAGCAAATATCATACGAGAAACATATATTAAAACCGCTCAAGGGGAATTCCTAGACTATAGAGCGGTTGAACATGGCACTAGTAGATATGCAGCCACTAATGCAGAAGTTAAGGCTAGATTTAATGATGACGATGGTAATCCAGTAAATGTTGAAGTAGGCGATAGGTTCGCAAGTATTGCGGAATCGCCTATTTTTTATACCGTGATTAAAGCCAACAATGATGGTACTGCAGAAATGCAAGCTGAAGAAGCCGGAACAAGTGCTAATAGCTATATCGGTCAAGTACTGCCAGTTACGCCTAATGACAATTTAGCATGGGCTAAAATTACCAAAGTTACTATTCCTGCTAGAGATGAAGAGACGGACGATCACTTAAGAGCGCGACTTTTAAATTCAAATAGTTGGGTAGCTTACGGCGGTAACGTTGCAGATTACTTAGATATGACTAGTAAAATTTCCGATGTAGGAGCAACTCAGGTTTATCCAACGTGGGACGGACCAGGTACGGTTAAACTAGTTATTTTGAATAATGATCTGATGCCTGCTAGTCAAACTTTAGTTAAAAAAGTTAAGGAAGAAATTGATCCTGAAGACAATGAAACTCAAGGATATGGCTTAGCTCCAATTGACCATCAAGTAACCGTAGTAGCTCCTGAAACTTTTGAAGTCAATATCACAATGAATGTAACAATCGCGGAAAACGCGAACATCGATACGATTAGAACTAACATAAAAGCTTCACTTGAAGAGCTTTTTAAATCACTGCGTAAAGACTGGAGCACAATTGATTCTGTGACCGGTAGAGGCTATAAATTAACCGTTTACCGCTCCAAAATCCTATCTAGGGTAATGACGCTTGAGGGCGTAACTAACGCCACAATGCCACAACTTAATGGCAAGGACGAAGATCTGCAACTTGTGTTTACTAACACCACCTCACAACTTCCGGTATTAGGTGAGGTGACTGTAAATGGATAAAAACGAGCTCATTAAATATATGCCTGATTATTACAACGGTGTGTATGAAATGGAGGAACTTTTAAAAGCGCAATCTAAGGGATTGTATCAGTTTGATAGTGAGATTAACCGAACGCTTTTAAATGAATTTATCATTCAAGCAGATGAAAAAGGTATCTCAGTTTTTGAAGATCAGGCAGGAATTAAGCCAGATCCAGGGGCAAGCCTTGAAACTAGACGCAATAACGTTCTTTTAAGATTATTGCCACCTAAGCCTTTAACTACTAGGTATCTTAATCATTTACTTGAGATTATGAATTTAAAGGCAGATGTAAAAGTAGATTCTGCTAAAAGACTAGCTTTAGTTGAAGCTAAATCATCTGATATTACTGCCGACAAGGTAAATAACATTAAGTATATGCTTAATATTACTTTACCAGCAACCATGATTTACGATATTAAGATTAATCTTGCTCAAGCTACCACCCAAAGAGAACTTTACTTAGGCATTGTAAATACTGCGGATTCTTATATAAGTATTCAAGCTAATACTGCACAAATTGACTTTCAAAATAAATTGTAAGAGGTGATTTTAAAAAATGTCGCAATATAACAAAACGGTTCTGACTAATGCTGGTCTTGAATTAGCTAAAAGAGCTAACGCAGGGCAAGCAAAGTTTGAAATCACAAGAGCGGTTACTTCTGCGGACGATTGGAGCAATAAAACTATTCAAGATCTCGAAGCAGTAACTGCTATTCCTAATATCATGCAGCAGGGAATTGTCATGGACACTGAAGAAGTTGAAAGCAATAATTCAGTAATTGGTGTTTCTTTGTGTTTTGCTAATAAAGATTTAAGCACTGGCTATCAAATTAAAATTATTGGACTCTACGTTAAAGAAGAGGGTCAGGATAAAGATTTTCTTTATGCTGTAACCACTGCTGTTACCCCAGAATATATGCCAGACTTTAATGATAAAGTTCTGTATCGCTTTAACATGCAGATGTATTTAGTCATTGGCAAGGCTCAAGCGGTAAATGTCGTTATTAATGATGGCGCTTCAGTGACTCATGGACAATTTGATAAGTACAAAAGCGAAGTAACCGCAAATCTTGAAAAGATTGAAAATGCTCACAAGGAAGATATGAGTCATGTTGCTAAGAGTGCAAGCATCAATGGCGGAGCTGAGATTTTACCTGACAGTACTGGAAAGTTGAATTTAGTTGTTCCTGATCCTGATTTATCAGAGTATGTAAGCTTAGAACAACTAACAGAAATGCTCCAAGCCAAAGCTAATACTGTTGATGTTGACAGTAAGATTAAAACTGTTACTGATCTAGCTAATACTAAGGCAAATAGCGCCGATGTCTACACCAAGACCGAGACTGATAATCAGATTAATAAGTTTGATTTAAGCAAGGTCAAATTTCGCAAGCAATACGTTAACTCAGGCGGTCAAACCGCAGACAAGACGTGGAGTGCTACTAAAAACGAAGACGGCACTTATACGATCGATCTTTGGCAAGATGACTGGACTGCAGCTAAGTTAGTTGGTGTTTTAACGCAGTTGCCTAACAAGGCGAACGCTTCTGACGTATACACTAAGAGCGATGTTGATAGTGCTTTAGCTGCTGACCGTGGTCGTTTAGGCAAGCTTGAAGGTACTCAAACAGTAGATAGTCCAGACTTTAACAGCATTACTGCTACTGGTGTTTATTACATCACTAATAACAACCCAGCTAACATAAAAAATAACCCCGCTAGTCAGTGGGGCGTACTAGTTGTATTCAACGGCGACAGTCAAAGAACTGAACAGATTTACTTTGCCAATGATGGTGCAAGTGTATTTATGAGAACATATGGGTGGATTAATGGCACAATTAACTGGGGCAATTGGAACCAGCTAGCCTGGAAGAGCGACCTCGATAGCTTGCAAAACAATGTCTATACAAAGTCCGACATTGACGGCAAGGTAAATATCAGTAGCAATTTGTTCCGACAGATTCAGAACTCAAACAACTGGAAGGACATTTTCGGCGTTTATAATCCTAACAACGTACTTACGTCTCTTCGAATTGATCCCGGCGGTTCCGGTCCATTGATAAATAATTATGCGGCAGGTATTGGTTTTGGTGGTGGTGACACCAAGGGTGTTTTGTCAGTTGACTATAGTGAACACCAAGCTAGAATTACAGGCGGTAACGGTACCGGTCCAGTCTGGAGCGAAGACATTGCTTGGAAATCAGACGTTAACGATCTACGCAACCAAGTGCAACAGTTAAAAGACAACCAGTTCGAAGTCCAGACGTTCACGGACGCTACAGCAGCGGCGAGCTGGGAAGCACAGAGACCAGGAAAAAGAATGGCAATAGTAAATCAATAGAAAGGGGGCGAACACATGACTATAGATCATTTAGTTTTTAACCGCTTAAAGTGGTTTAACGTAGCTGACAATGCTGACAGTGTTACAGCTAATGGAAAAGATTATGAAGCTGTCCCTCAACAAGTAAAAATACCCAAGAACACCAAAATCAATTTATTTAATTCTTTTAACTCTATGGATATTAAAACTGAAAAATACGTAGCTAGTGATACAGTATTGAACTGTATTGGCGTAATAGGTAAAAATTATTGTTGCTCTGGAAAAATTACATTAAATGAACAAGATGAATTCCAGGTGTATTTTGGCTATGGCAGCTATGGCACTCAAAGCACTATAGATTTAAATGGTAGCAAAGATGAATGGCATGATGAAAGCTACAGTATTTGTGTAGTACCAAAATCACAAGTTCAAGTAGTAAAATGGGGGGGTAAAGCCCTACTAAGCCACTTGTGTCAATGGTTTAAGAGTCTTTGCAGAATGGAGGCGATCATATGATAGATCACCTCATTTTTAACAAGCTAAAGTGGTTCAACGTTACTGATAATGCTGACAACGTAAAAGCTAATGGCAGAAACTATTTCGCAATGCCAGTCAGCTTCACAATACCAAAAGACACACATCTTTCTGACGGCTATCACCAATCGGGCTTTGATCTTAGTAAAGATTGCGATGTTACTTGTGTTGGTGCAAGTGCCGACTTCTATTACTTCTGTGGAGAGATAGAATTTACCCAAACCTATGGGGGATCGACGTGGCGCGCAGATAATCCCCAAGATGTTTATGGGAGTGACAGTTTTTCTTCTCCGATGTTTATTAAAAAAGATAAAGTCAAAAATATCAGATGGCAATAACCTAGCTCACGGGGCGTACCCGTGGGCTTTTTAATAGAAAGGAGCCAATAAAATGGCTGACGAAACAAACACACCAGTAGCAGGTACAGAAAATGCTACACAAAACGCAGAAGTTGATACTTCTGTTAAGACACAAGAAGAAAGTTTGAAGAAGAACTTTCCAAATTTGATTGGTTACTTATATATGAGTGACCCAGATAACACAAATCCTTTGTGGCACCACTATGTAATGCCAGTTTTTGACGAAAAGGCATATGAAAACCTCCCATGGCACGTGTACAAGGAACGTCCAAGCGATGACCTCGTTGATCCGCTTTACTCAGTGCAGAAGGGTGGCTGGATTGAAAATGCTCATGATGCTCAAACTCAAATCCTTGCACAAGTGCAAATGAAGATTGATGCAATTGATAAGTTCAAGGAACAACTCGACCAAACTCTTAAGTCAGTACAAGAAAATCAATTAACTGGCACTGCACAAAACTTAGCATTGACCAAGTCAATCAAGGAATTGTCAGAAGGTCAAGCAACCCAAAACAATTTGCTCGCATTATTGCAAAACTTGATGCTCACCATTGCAGGCTCACAAAAGACTGCTAAACCAACAGCACCAACGCAAGCAACTACTGCAACAGCAACTGACAAGCAATAAGGAGGATTAGGCTATGACTATTTATGAAATGTTTGTTCAAATGTGGGAAATTGACTATCAAATGAAGCTTGTTGGCTTTGACAAGGCTTACTTCCAAGAAAGAGTAAGACAAGGTCAACTTACTGCTGACGACTACAAGAAAATCGTAGGTGAAGACTATGTCGCACCGCAAGCTCAACCTCAACCTGCACCACAAGCTTAGTCGCTGGGACTTTGTTAAAACTGGTTTGTTGATCGCAGGCTTGGCAATCTGTTTTTTGATCGATCGAACCTACTTTTTTTACCCACCAAGTCTAGCACCTGCATGGAATAATGTTTGTTTTGACATTGTTGGCTTGCTGGCAGGCGTTGATTTGATTCTGTGCGGTGTTTTAGATGTACACATAGATATGCTAGTCACACTTGGCTTAGGCGTTTCAGTAGCGTTTCTGACGGTCCTGCTAGTTGCGGAAAGCTTCCACATCTTTGGAGCTGGATATTTCAGATTTCATCCTGTGGTCGTCTTCGAGATATATGCAATCATTAATCTTATGCAGATCGCTTATGAGTATGACCCACGGGGATGAGAAAGGAGCTGATACACTTATGCCAGGTCTTAAAGACATACTTAGTGTACTAGCCCCCTTTTTGCTGGGATTATTTACGAGTTATCTAAGTGATAAGAGATCAACAAGACACGATGAACACAGCTTTTTAGCAGACGACTATAAAGCTGTGCTTGCTGAAAATAGGGAATTGAGAAAAGAAAACAAAGAATTACGAAAGGAGTTAAATAACTATGAAACCAAACACTAGAATTTTGAATTATGTGACTTTAGTACAAGATAGCGTTTTGACACTTGATGATGTCCCACAGGACATCACGAAAGCAGTAACTAAGTGGGTGCGCTATCTAAGTGGCGTTACCGACAACGGAATGGTCAAGGACGACACACCATCACCAGCACCAACGGTGCAAAAGACTACTGTAGACACTAAACCGCTTTTGCCAAAGGTAGGTGACTAGTCGTGTCAATGGAACAGCTTATGAATTACGCTTTGATCGTTCTAATTGTGATTGTAGCAGTATCGCAGGGCGTATCCACTGCGTTAGATTTTTACATTAAAAAGATGACTGCATCAGGTAAGAAAGTACCCGAACAAGTTGTAACTGCCAAAGAAGCGTCTGATGCTTTATACAGCCAAGCTAACAAACTGCTTGCCCTTACAGGCGCAGAAAAAAAGAGTTGGGCTACCGACCAGCTATTAAAACAAAAACCACAATTAACTAAGGAAGTGGCCGCAGGTATGATCCAAAAGTCATACGATGATGCACAAAAGGAACTGGTTACACCATCACAAGATAATGAAACTGTTGAGCCTATTGGCTTTGTACAAGCCGAAGATGATGTAAAAAATGATTAAGACATGGAACGAAATCATCTTCGATTCTTTCGAAAAAGATAGAAAGAAAGGCAGTGAATCTGATGTCAAACTCAATCGTATTAAAGCGAAGCTATGGAGTAGATGTAGCGAGTTATCAAAGCACAACAGTTAATTATGCTGGTGCCAAGTTTGCTTTCGTAAAGCTTACTGAAGGCACAGAGTACACCAATCCTAAAGCGGAAACACAAATTAAATCGGCTAAAGCTCATGGCCTAATGGTTATGGGCTATTTCTATGCTAACCATAGTGCTTCTGTGTCAAGAGCAATGGCGGAAGCCAAGTATGCAGTAGCTAAGGCTAAGGCATATGGCATCCCTGCAGGCAGCTATCTTGCAGATGATTGGGAGCAAGGCTCTGGCAACTCGGTAAATGGCAGTGCGTCTGCTAACACTGACGCTATCCTTGCCGCTATGCAAGTTATCAAGGAAGCTGGATACAAGCCTTTAATCTATTCTGGTGCTTACAATTTAAGAAATCGTCTAAGCATTTCACGAATTGTAAAATCATTTGGCACATGCCTATGGGTAGCATCTTATAAAGTTAGCGGTCGCCAAGATTATGCTGACTTTAACTACTTCCCATCAATGGACGGAGTAGCAATCTGGCAATTCACGGACAATTACCGTGGTCTAGGTGTTGATGGTAATATTGCCCTAATTGATTTAAAGATCAGTTCGAGCAGTTCTCAACCAAAACCAGCGAATAAAGCCGTAGAATCGCTCTCTCAGCATCCCGTAGTTAAGTGGAATATCGGCGCAGTTGCAGTTGTGTCTAACACCAAAGGAGCATACGTTTACACCAGTTTCAAACTTGATAAAAAAGAATCATCAAAGCTGAAGCCTTATGGTTCTGTCTGGCAAGTTTTCGGACTGGAAAACGGTGCTGTCAAAGTTGGCAAGAATCAATACTTCGATGGCAGGGCTGTTTATGTCAAGGCTAACCCGATCGCATACAACGATGCCAAACATGGTATTGCCAAAATCGTGATGCCTCACACTCATGCGCTTGATGCTCCAAAAGCTGATGCAGGCAAAGTATACGGCTTGGCTCTTAACTCAAAAATTGAGATTCAAGGCCGTGTCGGGCGCTTCCTAAAAATTAAGGATTTGCACAAAGGCAAACAGGTATATGTCACAGGCAATCGTGCCTATATTGTCCTATAATACAATTGAAATAAATATTTATATGGAAGGAAGTGAAAAATCAACCCCTCTAAATTTATAATTTAAAAGAGCCGCTCTGGAGATTAATTTCTCTGGAGTGGCTCTTTTTTTACTCAAAAAAGTATAATAATTTATACAAAAGTGCTTTACATGATACCAAAATATGATATTATAGTGGTGTAAGGAAATAAAACATAGAAATCGAGGCATTTAAAATGATGAAACTTGAATTTGTTAAAGATGAAGAAAACTACGAAGTTAGAGTTACAAATGGTGACGATTACGAAGTTGCTGGCGAACTTGTCAAAGACGAAGATGGTACTTGGTGCTTCACTTATGAAGATCAAAGCGTAGCATACGATGATGATCTGGAAGAAACAGAAGATGATCTTCGTGATGAATTTGAAAATGGTCTAACTGACGACATGGCACATAGCTTTGGCAGTTACAGTTACGAAAAGTAA